AACACCTACTTTACAAGATACTGTCGGAAAAGCGCCACCACCAGATCCAAAAGCTGAAGCATGGGCTGAAAAGAATGCATGGTTCGGGAAAGACAATGCGATGACCTATACGGCTTTTGACTATCATAAAAAACTAACAGAGGACGAAGGCTTCGATCCTAATTCAGATGACTACTATGCTGAAATAGATAAACGAATGAAGCTTGACTTCCCGCATAAATTTGGTAAGACTGATTCACAGGAATCGACTAAACTAACACAAACAGTAGCTTCGGCGAAGCGAAGTGTAAATCCTAGTCGCAAAACTATCAGGCTCACATCATCTGAAGTTGCAATCGCCAAAAAATTAGGTGTGCCACTTGAAGAATATGCGAAACAATTAAAAATCATGAAGGAGGTATAAGCATATGAGTACCGAAAAAATTAAAACTTCCCGTGCGAGTCAAACTAGAGAAAAAACTATTAAAAAAGCAGTTTGGACTCCCCCATCATCTTTAGATGCACCCCCTGCGCCTGCAGGATTTCATCACAGGTGGATAAGAGCTGAAACTATGGGCTTTACAGATACAAAGAACATAGCCGGCCGATTAAGATCAGGATACGAGCTTGTAAGAGCTGATGCATATCCAGGATCGGAATATCCAGTGGTGACGGAAGGCAAATACAAAGGGGTAATCGGAGTTGGTGGCCTATTGCTGGCAAGGATACCAGAAGAGATCGTCAAAGCGCGCGATGAGTATTTTAGAAGAATTACTCAAGACAAAGATGACGCGATTGAAAGCGATCTTATGAAGGAACAGCACCCAGGAATGCCGATCAATGCTGAAAGGCAGTCCCGTGTAACCTTCGGTGGTACTAAGAAAGACTAATTTATTAGCGATTCTTATCCAACGAAATTTTATTAACTAAGGAGACAAACATGGCAAATCAAGATGCTGCCTTCGGCTTTAGAGCTGTAAGGCATTTATCAGGTGGAACGCCTAGAACAGAAGAATATGTAATTGCTTCTGGCTATACAGGTGTAATTTACACTGGTTCCCCTACCGCATTGGTTGCTGGTGGTCAAGTCGAATTAGGCGCAGTCGGTGCGGTCCAAATGCTTGGAGCGTTTAACGGTTGTTTCTATACAGACCCAACTACAAGTAAACCTACGTGGAAAGCATACTATCCAGGAACTATTACAGCTTCTGACATAGTTGCTAATGTTTATGCAGATCCTCAAATCATATATGAAGGCCAACACGACGGCACAGCTACTCTAGCTAACAACACTCATGCAAACCATGATCACGTTGGTACAGGTGGAAGTACAACTACTGGACAATCAAGTGCAGAAATTGATACTTCTAGCTACACAACTACAGCTACTGGTACGTGGACTCAAATTGGGACTTCTAAAGATCCAGATAATTCTGACTTAACAGCGGCAAATTCAAACGCTTATATAGTTGCGAATACTGGGGAACATGCATATAAACTAATAACAGGACTATAGGAGTATAAATAATGGCTATATCAAGAGCACAACTAGTTAAAGAACTAGAGCCAGGTTTAAATGCACTATTTGGCCTGGAGTACAAAAACTACGCTAACGAACACACAGAAATTTTCAATTCAGAAAATTCAGACAGAGCTTTTGAAGAAGAAGTTATGTTATCTGGATTTGCGAATGCTTCTGTGAAACCTGAAGGTGGAAGTGTCAACTACGATGCGGCACAAGAAACTTTCACGGCTCGTTACACGCATGAAACGCTTGCTTTAGCGTTTTCAATCACTGAAGAAGCGATTGAAGATAACTTGTATGACAGACTTGCGTCTCGTTATACAAAAGCATTAGCTAGATCTATGGCTAACGCAAAACAAGTTAAAGCAGCAAATGTTCTTAACAGAGCATTTAACAGTTCATACACTGGCGGAGACGGCTTAGAACTTTGTTCTACAGCTCACGTAATCGTTGCAGGGACTTTCAAAAACGAGCTTTCAACAGCTGCGGATTTGAACGAAACTTCATTAGAACAAGCACTGGTAGATATCGGTGTAATGAAGGACGAACGAGGTCTTAAAATTGCAGCAAAAGGAACTAAAATGATAATTCCTAATGACTTGCAATTTACTGCGGAAAGATTGTTAAAATCCAAAGGTAGAACAGGAACAGCTGATAATGATATCAATGCAGTTGTGTCTATGGGAATGATTCCACAAGGTTATGTGGTTAATCATTACTTAACTGACTCAGATGCTTGGTTCATTAAAACAGATGTACCAAATGGACTAAAACACTTCGTAAGAGCACCTGTCAAAACTAATATGGAAGGTGACTTCGAAACTGGTAACGTTAGATACAAAGCTAGAGAAAGATACAGCTTCGGCTGGTCTGACCCTAGAGGTATCTTCGGTTCACCAGGTGCGTAATAGCAACTAAAACAAATTAATGAGGCGGCCTCAAAACCGCCTCATTTTTCTAATTAGAAAGATATCAAGGATGATTAAAGAATATTTTTTTCCAACTATTGTCTACGTTAAAGATTTACCTAATCCTGAAAATTTAAATTCATATCTAGAAAAACATATTGTTGAATGGAGTAAAAAAGATTCAGGTGTTAGTAAGACCAATGTTAATGGCTGGCATTCACAAACAGATATGAATCATAAAAAAGAATATGAACCTTTAATTAAAGAACTGTTTCAAATGCAAAATGAAATTATTCAAGAAGAATATTTAAATGAAGAAAGAGAACCTCTTATTGGTAATATGTGGGCTAACATAAACCCACCTGGAGGGTACAATCAAGCCCATATTCATCCTAACTCATTATTTTCTGGTGCTTATTATGTAAAAGCGCCGCCTAATTCTGGTAGATTAGAGTTAATGGATCCAAGACCAGGAGTTCAACAGAGTATGCCACCTAGAAAAAAGGTAAAATTACCTAGAGAATTGTGGCGAGAAACTTATTATGATGCGGTTCCTGGAAGAATTATAATGTTTCCTTCATGGTTGTGGCATAAAGTAGAACCTAATAAAAGTAATGATATAAGGATATCAGTATCCTTTAATTTTGTAATGTGATGGCCTCAAAACCGCCACAATTCATCTATAAGAAAGTCAGAATGAGAAAATTCCTAGTACAAATCAGCGCTTATCAATATCACACAAAATTTGAGGTTATGGCCGAAGATAATGTTGAATCTATTGAAAAATCTATCCTTGACAAGATAGGAGAAAAAAGTGTAGAATGGGAATATCTTGGAGAAATGAACGATCCCAAGATAAACAGAATAACCTATGAGGAGGTTATAGATGGTACAAGACCTGTACAAACAAAAAAGGTCCTTGGAGTTGAGGTGGCAACTGGAGTATGAGCAAGAAGGTAAATATACTCTCGATATGGTCAGAATTGATAATGCTATTAAAGAAGTTATTAATGAGATCAAACTCGAAGAATCTAAGATTGCAGATAGAGAAAATGCAATTAAAAACGCTGCCCCCGAAGTTTCTGTGGCAACTTAGATAAACGCCACATCGCTGAAATCGTACTTTTATGCAGGGATCCCTTGCACTCAATCAAAAAATAACATATAAATTTGCCACTATACAAATTTTAAAAAATTAAATGTAGACGCGTATAGTCGACTATCCCCTAGGGACTACATTTAAAATATTCTAGGAGGAATATTATGGCAAACACAACGTTTAAAGGAACGGTAAGAGCAGAATCTGGTATTAAAGTTACCACACAAGCTGCTTCAACTGGTGTCTACACTGATGATTTTTCAGTTAGTTCAGCAGGTATTTTAACAAGAAGACAACCAGCAATTCTTTGTGACTGGGATTACATTTCATGTCCAACTCCAATTGTTTCAAATCTTACAGGAGCAGGCGGAGCGGATGGTGTAATGGCAGACGGTGAATTGTTCAGTATGCTTTGGCCAAATACAACTGGTCAAGTATGCCCAGCACAATGTAGTGTTGTTGCTGCACACACAGTCGCTGCAAGTGGTTTTATGGTAGAAGGCACAATTCCAGCAACAGATACAAATAACACCGTAGCAGGTTTAAATCTTCAAGGTGATGCTGCAACTGCAGACAACACAGGTCTTGAAATTGTATTCGGTGGTACACAATTTGGTGGATATGGTGCATGTACAATTGGTACTCATGCAATGACTTTTGACGCAACATTTCACAGTGAAGACTGGACAGATCAAGATGCAGTTACAATTGGGTTTAGAAAAGTAGAAGAATTTGAAACAGGTCATGGTGCTATATTAGCAGCAGCTTCAGGTGACGCTCTTTACACTGACTTTGTAGCATTTGGGTGTCAATCAGCAGATGATGTTCAAATTGCAAGTAGACTTAATGATGGTACAAGTTCATATACTGATTCAACTGACGCAACAGCAGCAAATAACAATCACAGATTTAAAATTTCTGTGACTTCAGGAGGTGTGGTAACATATCAACACATTGGCGCTGCAGTTATGGATGCGGGTACATTAGCTGCTCCATCTTCAACAGAAGCATTTACGTTTGACGATGGTGATACAGTAATACCTTACCTTATCATTCAAAGTACAAGTGCAAATTCTGCAATACACTTGAAAAGTATTAAAATAACTCGTGCACCAGGAACTAAGTTCACAGACTAATAAATAATTAACTCTCTGGGTGGAGTGTAATGACTCCACCCCTAGATAAGGAGGAAAAATGGCAGACGCAGTACTAAATCAAACGATTTATCAAGGCGAAAAAAAGTTAATAACACATTATCAAAATGTTTCTGATAATTCAGGAGGTTCAACTACAGTTGTTGATGTTTCAGGATTAACAAAAGACAGAAACGGAAATTCATGTGCAACGGTTACATTAAATAAAGTATGGTATAGTGTATCTATGACGGCAAAAGTAGATGCTGTTAAACTAACATGGGATGCAGACACAGATGCAACATTCTTAACTGTAGAACAAAGTGGATTTTTAGATTATAGCTCTATAGGTGGAATACCTAATAATAAAGCTACTAATTACACTGGCGATGTCAAGTTTGTTATGCCAGCTTGTACCGCTAATGATAGTGCTACAATTACGTGTGAATGGCTTAAGAATTACGATTAGGAGGTAGCATATGGCTAATACTACTTCTGGAACAGTCACTTTCGACAAGACATTTGCTGTGGATGATATCATTGCAGAATCTTATGAGCGAATCGGCTTACAAGCAACTTCAGGAAATCAACTAAGAGCAGCAAGAAGATCTTTAAACATTCTTTTTCAAGAATGGGGTAATAGAGGTTTGCATTATTGGGAAGTAGGCAACACTAATATTGACCTTATTGAAGGTCAGGCTGAATATATTTTTTATAGAGCATCAAGTGACGGAACAAGTGCTGTTACTGCAGGTGGAACAAGTGGGACATCTACTTATGGAATAGCAGATGTTTTAGAAGCTACACTTAGAGCCGATAAAGGAGATACTGATCAAGCTGATTCTGCTATAACAAAAACAGATCGTTCAACTTATTCTGGATAAGCTAATAAATTATCGAAAGGAACTCCTACTAGATATTTTGTTCAAAGACTTGTTGATAAAACAACTGTAACTGTTTATCCAACACCGGATTCTTCCAATGCATCAAAAGCTGTTCATATGTTTTTTGTAAAAAGAATTCAAGACGCAGATGCAACTTATACCGATGCAACAGACGTACCTTATCGTTTTGTTCCATGTATGGCATCAGGGTTATCATTTTATTTAGCTCAAAAATATGCACCTCAAAGAGTACAAGAATTAAAATTATTATATGAAGACGAATTAAAAAGAGCTCTGGCAGAAGATGGATCTTCTACAAGTACTTACATAACTCCAGAATCTTATTATCCGAGTGGTTAACTATGGCATTTGCAAGAGGAAAATACGCTAAAGCAATATCAGATCGAAGTGGTATGGAATTTCCATATAGAGAAATGGTTAGAGAATGGAATGGTATGTTTGTTCATAAATCCGAATATGAAGCGCGACATCCTCAAGACGAAGTACATCATTATAGTGTGGAAGGACATGGTTTAAGATATGCAAGACCCGCAAGAACTGAAAATACAGTTGTTACAATATTAGGACCTGATCCTTTTGAAACTATTGCAGCAGGCTCAGGTATTATAAATGTTTTTGAAAAAAGTCATGGAAGATCAACAAGTGATACTGTGAGATTCAGAGGTCCTGTATGGACAAGTTCTGATTCAGACGCTTATCAAAATCCTTCCACCTTTGATGGTATCAGTGGTTCCAATATTGCAAAAGCTGCTGGCTACTCGATTACCGTTGGTACGCGAGATTCAAGTGGCACGATAACAAATACCGATGATTTCTATCACTTTACTGTAGATACTAATACTGCTACAGCTGGAGGAATATCAGGAGGAGGCAATAATTGCTCGGCTGGTCCGGCAACATTGACAGCATAATGGCAGGATTTACTTATTCAACACTCACAACAGCGATTTTAAATTATACAGAAGTAGGAACTTCTGTATTATCAAGTACTATAACCGATCAATTTATTGATAATTCAGAACTTAGAATACAAAGAGAAATTCCAATTGATGCAGATCGAAAAGAAATGCTAGGTAATTTAACTGCTTCAAAAGACAATGTTTATACTCCAGCTGGTACACTATTTGTAAGAGGTATTCAGGTCTATGAATCAACATCTGTAGCAACAGGAACTAATAGCTGGTTAGAAAAGAAAGATATTTCTTATTTAAGAGAATACGATACAGCTGAAACAACGACTGGAACACCAAAATATTATGCAATGTCTGGAGGAGCGGAAGGAACGGGAGCAACTTCTTCAGGAAGAATTACCATTGTGCCAACACCTTCTTCAGCTTTTATGTACAAAATTCATTACAATGCTAGACCTGTAGGATTAAGCTCAGCAAATACTACAACTTATTTAAGTTTAAATTTTGGAAATGGACTTTTATATGCGTGCTTGGTAGAAGCATTTAGTTATTTAAAAGGTCCAATGGATATGCTACAATTATATGAACAGAAGTACCAGACTGAAGTACAGAAGTTTGGTGCAGAACAACTAGGTAGACGTAGAAGGGATGATTATACGGATGGAGAACCTCGTATACCTGTTCCTCAACAGACACCATAAGGATTAAAATATGGCAACATTAACAGTATCAGTCAAAGAAGCAATTACACTTAACAACATCGATTATGGATCGGAAAGATCTTTAGATATTTCCAGTGTAAATGAAGTTGTAAAAAGAGTCGTAACTGCAAGTACAACAGAATGCGGATTAATAGGGTTTATATCAGCAATTAGCGGTGTAGGAGTCACTGCAAATA